AATAACCTAACTCACCTATAGGATAATGATGTTAGAACCAGAAGTTGAACAATACTACAACACTTATTTTGAATTGTTTATGCAGGAGGGTTGGGAGCAGTTTATGGCTGATGTCCAATCCGCAGCAGATACAATTCAATTACTTGCACTACAAGATGCTAAGGATTTACATTTAGCTCAAGGGCAGTTGCAAGTGTTTCAAAGACTTCTTAACTGGCAAGATAGTATAACCAATGGTTATGAGCTTGTCAAGGAAGAGGCAGAGGTATCGGATGGCATTTAAAATATTCGATTACCAATGCACTAACGACCACATAACTGAACACATGACTGGCTCCGATGAAAGAACAGTCTTGTGTCCTGAGTGTGGTCACACATCGCATCGCATAATCTCACCTGTTCCCGCGCACTTTAAAGGCTTTGGATGGCCTGATAAAGATACTAAGTGGATAAAAGAGCATGAGAGAGCTGGTGCTAATAACGGCAAATAATCCATAATACTTTTTATAAGTACGGAGAATATATTAAAATGACTACAGATACACATCCCCTAGATGATAACATGAGTTTACAAGAAGGTGAAGTACTTGTCAATTCCTTTGATGACGAAGTACCCGCCACGCAAGAAGAAGTTTCTCTACCAGAGGAAGTAGAGGTAAACGCTTCTGACGAACAAGAAGATGACCTATCTGACCTTGACCCTAAATATGCGAAGAAAAATATTAGGGAAGTTGTTCAGATGCACCAAGAGCTTGAAAAGCTTTTAGGTAAACAAGGTGATGAACTTGGACGCTTGCGACCTATTGTAGATGATTTCATCCAGACAAGGAATCAAGAAGTCAAACAAGAAGTTAAAGAGCCTGAAGATTTTTTTGAAGATCCCTTAAAGGCTGTAGACCAACGTATTAAAGATAACCCTGACTTAGCAGAGATTAAACAACTACTCTTAAAGCAACAACAACAAGAGTCTTTGGGTAGGGTTGCTAGTAAGCACCCTAACTATATTGAAACTATTAAAGATCCTAACTTTGTAGAATGGATTAAGGCATCTGAAGTACGTAAAGAGTTGTTACAAAGAGCTGATAATTACGACTTTAATTCTGCTGATGAGCTGTTGTCTACATGGCAAGAGCGTACTGCACAAGTAGATAAAGTTAAAGAAGTAAATGAAAGCGATAGAAAGAAACAACTTAAATCTGCAAGCACTGGTGGTAAAGGCTCTGGAGAACCTATCTCTCGTAAAATTTATAAGAGATCAACAATAGTCAATTTAATGCGAACAGACCCAGATAAATATATGGCTAACATTGAAGAAATTCAAAAGGCATATGAAGAAGGGCGAGTTCGATAACTCAACTTATTTATAAAAGGTATTAGAAAATGGCACTAGGAACAGCACACGTAACCAATACAACGGCTGCGAAATTTATCCCAGAAATTTGGTCAGACGAAGTTGTAGCAGCATACAAAAACAACTTGGTACTAGCCAACGTAGTAAACAAGATGTCACACGCAGGCAAGAAAGGCGATACTATTCATATCCCTAAGCCTACTCGTGGCGCAGCTTCAGCTAAGGCAGCTCAAACTCAAGTAACATTGATTGCTGCAACTGAGTCTGAAGTAATTGCTACTATCGATCAACACTTTGAGTACTCACGTTTAATTGAGGACATTACTGACGTTCAAGCACAACCATCACTACGTAAGTTCTACACTGATGACGCTGGTTATGCACTAGCTAAGCAAGTAGATAGCTCTCTTGGCTTACTAGCTAAGACCTTTGGTGACGACAACGGATCTGGTTCTGACTTTATTCACTCTAACAGCTTCTACGTTGATGCTGCTAATGGTATTGCTGCTTACGCAGTTGACACTGTAGCCGTAACTGACGTATTTACTGACCTTGCTTTCCGCGAGTTAATCAAAGAGCTGGATGACAACGATACTCCTATGGACAATCGTTTCTTAGTTATTCCTCCATCAGTACGTAGTCAGTTAATGGGTATTGATCGTTACGTATCTTCTGACTTTGTAAGCAGTCAGGGTGTACAGAATGGCTTAATCGGCCAGCTATATGGTGTAGATATTTTTGTATCTAACAACCTACCTGTAGTTGAAACTGCTGGTGATAACAGCGCATCTGCTGTTGACACTGTTGGTGCAATTATGTCACAACGTGACGCAATGGTTCTTGTTGAGCAAATGGGTGTTCGTACTCAAACTCAATACAAGCAAGAGTGGTTGGGTGACTTAATGACTGCCGATACACTTTATGGTGTTAAGACAGTACGTCCAGAAAGCGGTTTAGTAATCGCAGTAGCTAAGTAATTTAGCTATTAGTTTGGGAGGCTGCTTAGGTGGCCTCCTTTTTAATTTAAGTTTCAGAGGTCTGAATGGCAATATTTAGAGGAACAGGTGGTGCTGGTAGTGGTAATAATGACGCTACTGTAACCGCTGTAACAACTAAGGCTAACGAAGCCGCAACTTCTGCAACAGCCGCAAGTGGTTCTGCATCGAGCGCAGCAAGCTCTGCAACTGCAAGCGCTAATTCCGCTTCCACTTCTAGTACTAAAGCAAGTGAAGCATCTACAAGTAAAGACACAGCAACAACTAAAGCTAGCGAAGCATCTTCTTCCGCTACCGCTGCTGCTAACTCAGCAACAGCATCTGCTAACTCAGCAACTGCATCAGCAAACTCCGCAACTGCCGCAGCTAACGCAGTACCACAAGATGAGTTAGCTGCTACAGGCTCACCTACTTTTGCTGCTATAACAATTAATGGTAACATTACTGTATCTGGTACAGTTGATGGCAGAGATTTACAAACAGATGGCACTAAGTTAAATGGCATTGAAGCTAATGCAACCGCAGACCAAACTAATGCAGAGATAAGGGCAGCAGTAGAAGCTGCTACTGATAGTAATGTATTTACGGATGCAGACCATACAAAACTTAATGGTATAGAAGCATCTGCAACAGCAGACCAAACTAATGATGAGATTAAAGCAGCAGTAGAGGCAGCATCAGATAGTAACACTTTTACGGACGCTGACCATACTAAATTAAATGGCATTACTGCTAGTGCTAACAACTATGTACATCCTAACCACTCAGGCGAAGTTACTTCCACAGCCGATGGTGCAACTGTTATCGCATCTAATATCGTAGATGAAGATAACCTAAAGATTTCTAACTCCGCTGTAAATGGGTACGTATTAACAGCACAGTCAGGTAACTCAGGAGGTTTAACTTGGGCAGCCTCAGGTAGTGACGTAGTAAGTGATACTACTCCTCAGTTAGGTGGTGACTTAGACTTAAACTCTAATGACATTACTGGTACTGGCGATATAACTATTACTGGTACAGTAGGCGTTACAACAGTAGACTTAGGTGACTGGACAATAACAGAAGCTAGTGGTGTATTAAAGTTTGCTCATAGTGGCACAAATAAGATGAAGTTAGATAGCTCAGGTAATCTAACAGTGGTAGGTGATGTAACAGCTTATGGAACTATGTAATGGCACTACAATCATCAGGAGCTATATCTCTTAGCGAGATACAAACAGAGTTTGGTGGTAGTAATCCTATCAGCATCTCAGAGTATTATGGTTCTGGTGGTGTAACTGGCAGTGGTGAGATAAGCCTTACTGACTTTTATGGTACTAGTAATCGAGTAGCTATTAACATTACACTAGGTAATGTTGCTAACTATAATCTATTCGATAATCGTGGTGGCACTTATATTGCAGGTAGTTCTGACGTAACACTAACAATCAGTGGTACTATTTCATCAACTACCGCAGCTACCGCAGCATTAAGAACAGGAACTTTTGCATCTGGTGATACTGTAACTATCATTAACAATGGTGGAATTAGAGCCTTTGGTGGTGGTGGAGGTGCTGGCGGTTCAGCCTCTGGTGGTGCGGATGGTGGTGCTGGTGGCCATGCTATTGATTTAGGTTTCCCAACCACATTAACAAACAACAACCTTATTAATGGTGGTGGTGGTGGAGGCGGTGGTGCTGGCTCTTGGAATTATAGTCAGTCAAGTAAAGGAAATCCGACAACTTATACAAATTATGGTGGCGGCGGAGGAGGCGGCGGTTCTGGTGTAGGTCTTGGTGGAGCTGGTGGTTATGGTAGTACAGGTAGTGGCTCTGCTGGTGCAACAGGTGGGGTGTCTACTGGTGGCGCTGGTGGCGCTGGTGGTAGATCAGACTCAGGCAATGTACAAATGACTGGCGGTACTGGTGGTAATAGAGGAGTTGCTGGAGCCAATGGCGAAAACATTTTTGGTTCATCTTACGTTGGAGGTACAGGTGGTGCTGCTGGTAAAGCTGTTTTACCTAATGGCAATACGCTATCGCTAACAAACAATGGTAATATATTTGGAGCAACCTCGTGATATTATTTAGAACGTACATAGAAAACAAAACTGTCACTAATAGAGTATATTGGGGTGAAAGTGATATTGATACAGGCATCGAAGATATGCTAGGTCAAATTACTTCTGTATTTCCAGAGCAAACATTTCCTTATCCTGTATTTGTAATAGGTAAAGATTTAAACAATCCTAACACTTTAACAATACATCAATGTTCAGTAGGTAATGACAGTAACTTAGCTTCCAAACTTCAATACAATTTGTTAGCAGACAAAGACTTTATTCGTTATATCTATGACTTAGATACAGCTACTAAGACTTACGAAGTATTCTACAAGGATGATGCAGCGTATTCTATGCAGCCTTTAGGTGCTGGTCTTACTGTTTATCGTATCTCTGATATGTTTGATGCAGCTATGAATAACTTAGGTAAGCAATCTGTATACGTCCAAGGTAGTAACGTAGATGTATTTGCTTGGGCTAACAGTCTCAATCCTAACATAGCTATGCCTATCTCTGTAGATAAAGAGCTACACCCAGACGATAGCTATCGTTTTGAGTTTAATACTAATAGAGAGTTAGTATCAGTTAAATTGTTTGCACACCTTACTAGAACAATGGTATGGAACGCAGCAGGTACAGATACTTATATTGAATACACTGCTGACTTTGCAGATGAACTAACTAACCTAGCTGATACAGAGATTGTTGTTGCTCGTTACGACCAGTTTGGTAGTCGTATATGTAGTGACCCAAATAGATAATGAAGAACTGGGGTATAGGTTCTACTCATGTAATTACTAGGTTAGGTAATAACATGATTAAAAGATGGGGTATATGGACACCATACTTTACTATACTGCTTAGTAAGATATACCCAATAGAACAGATATACCATAACCATGAAGGTAGTTTTATATCCTTCTTACTAGTAGGTAGTTACTGGGAAGATGTAGAAGTAGCAGGACTTGTTACTACTAGGCACTCTAAGTTTATTAACGTAGTAAGAAGTGACGAGTATCATAGAGTACATTGTGATGAGCCTGTTTGGACATTACTATTTATGGGTAAGAAACAACAAGACGTTACAGCCAAGTGGCGAGATAAAGTCTATCCCTACACTAGACTAACAAAGAGATACAAATGAGCCAAGAAGACAACAGATATTTAACGGAAGCAGACATAGACACTATAGCCGAGAAAGCCGCTGAGAAAGCCTTAGAGAAGGTCTACGCAGACGTTGGTAAGAGTGTTGTAAAGAAGTTTCTGTGGATTAGTGGAGCTGTAGCTATTGGTTTAGCTCTGTGGCTATCTGGAAACGGAGGATTACCTAAATGAGTAAAGACCCACGACTAACAAGGGTTGGCGTATCAGGTTACAACAAACCTAAACGTACACCTAACCACCCTAAGAAGTCACACGTAGTAGTAGCCAAAGAAGGCGACAAGATTAAAACTATTCGCTATGGTGAGCAGGGTGCTAGTACAGCAGGCAAGCCTAAAGCTGGCGAAAGCGAACGTATGAAAGCTAAACGTAAATCATTTAAAGCACGACATGGTAAGAACATAGCTAAAGGTAAGATGAGTGCGGCTTACTGGGCTAACAAATCTAAATGGTAATTCTTGACATTGCCTTAAAAACATGGTATAATAAATAATGACTTACTTAGAAGTAGTAAACAATATATTGAAGCGGTTGAGAGAACGAACTGTATCGACTGTAGAAGAAAGCAGTTACTCTTCTCTAATAGGGGTACTAGTTAATGACGCTCTCAAAGACGTAGAAAACTCACATAACTGGTCTGGATTACGGACTACTCTTACGGCCACTACATCGGCTAACGTATTTAGCTATGAGTTAAATGGCGCTCAAAATAACCTAACAGTATTAGATGTTATTAACGAGAATGACAACTTTTTTCTTAAAGAAAAAGATTCTCATTCATTTAACAGTTATTTTTTAAACAACAATCCACAAACAGGCTCACCCTACTACTACTCCTTCAACGGCATTAGTGCAGATGGTGATACTCAGGTTGATTTATTCCCAATCCCAGATAAAGAATACACTATTTACTTTAATGTAGTTCTTAGGTCAGCAGATATGACATCAGACGCTACTGTATTTAGCGTACCTACTAAGCCTATTGAGCTACTAGCTTATGCACTAGCCGTAGAAGAGCGTGGCGAAGATGGTGGTGCTAGCCCTGTTAGCGCATTTGCCAGAGCGCAGAATTCTTTGCAAGATGCAATAGCATTAGACGCACTAAAGCATTCGGACGAGACTATTTTCTATGAAGCGTAGAAGCGTATTTTTAGGAGCGTTAGCTACTAGTGCGACTACGTACTACACTGTGCCTGCCAACACTAGGTCTAAGCTAATACTACTACACGTAGCTCCTACAAGTGCTACAACAACTATACCTAATCTAAGTATTAAAGTAGGCGATACTACTATACCTGTAGTAACTGCACAAAGTTTAGCTGTTGGTACTTCAGCTACTTACTTTTCTAGTACTGAATACGTTATGTTGGAAGCTGGTACATTAGTAGTTGCACACTCAAATAACTCAGCCTGCTCATTAATTATTACAGTGGAAGAAGAAACTTCCGTAGCGAGTACATTCTAATGTCTAAACCTTTAGTAACAGCATCGTTAGTAGCACCTGCTTTCTTAGGTTTAAACACTCAAGAAAGTAGCGTAGCCAACGACCCTAAGTTTGCTCTTACTGCTAACAACTGTGTCATTGACCAGTTTGGTAGATTAGGCGCACGTAAAGGCTGGTTATATCGTACTAGCTCAGGTGGCAGCAATGTTAATCTATTGGGTATGCACCCATTTTTAGATATAGCAGGTGCTAACACTTTAGTATCATGGAGTGCTACTAAGTTTTATACTGGCCTAGCTACTCTGACTGAACGTACACCCACTACTGGCGATACAATAAACGCTGGCAACTGGTCTTCGGCTACTCTTAATGATAGAGCATACTTTTTCCAACGTAACTTTGAGCCGTTGTACCTCAGTAACGAAACAGGCTCTTTAGTATTTGAAAGCCTTGATGAACATGATGACTACACTGGTACAGCACCTGAAGCAGATATTGTCCTATCTGCCTTTGGTCGTCTATGGGCTGCTGACACAGTAACTAACAAGACTACAGTATTCTTTAGTAACCTATTAAATGGGGCACAGTGGGGCACAGGCAGTGCTGGCTCTATAAATATCTCAGGTGTACTCCCTAAAGGCCAAGATATTATTACTGGCTTAGGTGAGATGAATGGTTTCTTAATAGTGTTTTGTAAAAACCACATTGTTATTTACAAAGATGGCGATGCCTTTGGTTCTAGTTTTGACCCAACATCTTTACAGTTAGTAGAGGTTATATCTGGCGTAGGCTGTCTAGCAAGAGATAGTATTCAAAACACAGGTACAGATATTATCTTTTTGTCAGGCACAGGCTTACGCTCTCTAGGCAGAACAGTTCAAGAAAAGTCTCAGCCAATGAATGACATATCTAAGAATGTGCGTGACTTGTTTATGGATGATGTTAATAGAGAGGCTAACCCACATTTAATTAAGTCTTGTTACTTTCCAGAAGAAGCATTTTATATTATTAGCCTGCCAGAAGCAGAAGAAGTATTTGTATTTGATACCCGCCAACAACTAGAAGATGCTTCACTACGAGTAACTACTTGGAATAACTTAACTCACACAGATTACATATACGACCCTACTGCTAAGACAATGTACATGACTGAGGTTAATGGTTTAGCTGAATACAGTGGCTTTAATGACAACACAGAGCCTTACACCATGTCTTACTTTACTAATCATTTTGATTTAGGCATACCTAATGTTAACAAACTACTCAAGCGAGCTGCTGTCACAGCTATTGGAAGTACTGGCCAATCCTTTAGTCTTAAAATTGGATTTGATTATACAACCAGTTATTTTAGTATTCCTTTTTCTTTAAAAGAAACAACAGTGTCGGAGTACGGCATAGCTGAGTACAACAATGCAGCAGCCGAATACAACTTAGGTGTATCACTAGATAGGATTGACCAGTCAGTATCAGGGTCAGGCTCTATCGTACAAATAGGTATTGAAACAACAATCGATGGCGCACAACTAAGCGTCCAAAAACTAGACGTTTACGCTAAACAAGGTAGGATTATTTAATGAGTAACTATTCTAAGACCACAGACTTTGCCGCTAAGGATGCCTTATCTACAGGTAACGCTAACAAGATTGTCAAAGGTACAGAGATTGATGATGAGTTTGATGCGATACAGGTAGCTGTAAACTCTAAAGCAAATACAAACAGTGCTGCACTTACAGGTACACCAACTGCACCTACAGCTAGTTTTGGTACGGACAGTACACAACTATCTACCACTGCTTTCGTACAAGCTGCTATGGCTGCTGTGTATCCAGTAGGTTCTATCTACAGTAACGCAGCGGTAGCTACTAACCCAGCTACACTACTAGGCTTTGGTACATGGGCAGCTTATGCTGCTGGTCGTGTGGTAGTAGGTTTAGATAGTGGTAACGCAGCATTTGATACACTTGGAGAAACTGGTGGTAGTGCTAACCAAGCTAACCTAGCTCACACTCATAGCTTTAGTGGCACTACAGGAGCAGGAGGAGCGCACACTCACTTCACTCATAATGGTGATGCTAGTGGCACTACCATGACTGATAGTAACTACCCTGCTAGAAGCTACGACCCTGGTTCTCGTTCAGCTACAGTTAATACTGCATCTGACACAGTTGCAATTATTGGTTTAACAACTGAAGCACCTACGCATACTCACAGTGTATCTGGTACTACTGGTAGTCAAGGCACTGGTGATGGCACTAATGCTAACTTGCAACCATACATTACAGTGTACATGTGGAAGCGCACAGGGTAGTGAAGAAACCAGTAATCGTAGAGCCTGACTACACTCTCTACCTAGATGAGTTTGAAGGCTTACAATTTATCCACTGCGATGTACGTAAGTGGAATAAGGCTACCAAGAAAAGATTACACGAAGCATTAGAATTATTACATAACATTTACAAACAAGAGTCGTTTTATGCGACACATGATATTGACGATAACAAACACAGGAAATTCTTAGAGATGTACGGATTTAAATACTTCAGCACAGAACATTGCCTAGATGGTTTGTTACGTCAGGTGTGGATTAAGGAGATGAACAATGGGTAGCGTAACCAAAAGTATTTTTGGCAGTAAGCCTAAAGCTGGTAAGCCAATGGCAGGGGCACAGTTCCAGCCCTATAGTTATAAATCTCTAGTTGGAGATACAACAGGAACACGAACAAAGGATGGTTTTAATTTTGAAACAAACCTAAGTCCTGAGCTACAATCTTTATATGGTACAGGCTTAAATCAAGCCCAGCCATTCTTGTCTCAGTATTTAAATCAAGCTCAAAAACCTATTGATAGATTTGGTTATACTGATGATGTCAGGGCACGTGAGCAACAAATATTTAGTGAGCAAGCTGCGCTATTGCAACCTGAGCTTTTACAACAACAAACACAGATGCAAAATAACTTATTTGGTTCTGGTCGATTAGGCTTACAGTTAGCTGGAGGAGCTGCTGGTGCTGGAGCTGGTGCAGGTATGGTTAATCCAGACGCATATGGCTTAGGCTTAGCTCAGTCAAGAGCTATTGCTGAGTTAGCACCACAAGCACGAATAATGGCACAGCAAGAGCAAGAGCTTGGATATGATCAAGCATTGAATACTTTCTTAACTAACAGAGAAGGACAGCAACAACTGCTGCAAAACCTAGGCATGGGATACGAAGGTGCGTTTGGTACAGTAGGTGAGCTATACAACTTAGAAAGTGCTTTGACTGCCCAGTCTGCTGGTCTTGAAGAGGCACGTGCAAGAGCTGCTGCTGGTTCTTCTGCTGCTGGTACACCTCCTACTGCTGGTTCTGGTGGTATGTTTGGGGCTGCTTTGACTGCTGCTGCTGGTTCTTTTGGTAGCCCAGTGGGTGCTGCTGCTGCTGGCGCATTGCTAAAATAGATTAATAGAGGGAATAACAATGGCTGGAATGATTAGGGGTATCTTTGGTATTATGCCAGAAGATGTTAGAGCAGAAAGAGATGCTGCTGACAAGGCGCTTGCTGATGCTAACGTAGCTAGATATGACACTGCGGCAGAGAAGTTTGGAGCTGGCTTTGGTAGTTCTTTTGGATCAGCACTTTCTAGGGGCATGTTAGAGTCTATGGGTATTGAAAGCCCAGAAGAAGCTAAGGCTAGAAAGAATGCTGAGATGGCTACTCAGTTATCTGTAGATATACGGAATGCAAGTTCTCGTGAAGACTTTGAAACTATCATTAACAACGTAGTAAATCTAGGTGGTGACACAGCTACACTAAGCCAGCTACGCGCTATGAAAAACGAAAGGTTTCCTAAAGTAGAAGCTGCTGAAATAAAGGGTGTAACAAAGCCTCAGATGGAAGCACGTGCGCCTGTTATGGCAGCTGTACTCAGAGAGAATGGTTTTGAATCTCCCGATGATGATTTTAGTGGTGGTGGGTATCAACAATATTTTAATGCTAAGGTTAATCAAACTCAAGCTAGGCAAAGAACTGAAGCTAAAAGAAATCCAAATTTTGAACCGCTTGATGAAAATACTTTAATAAGAAACCAAATACAGCAGGATATAAATTCTGGTAAGATTTCAAAAGGTAATGACTTCCTTGATTTTGGAGATAAAGAGGCTAAGTTTAATCCTAATGTAGCAGGTAGAGTTACTACTGGTCGTGACCCTGTGACTGGTAAACTCTTTCATGTAGTAGATGGTAAAGTTATTGGAGAGGTTCCTCAATAATGGCTGAGCAAAAGTATGGCGAGTATTTAGAAAAACCAATAAAAGGTAAAGATACTAGTGCAGTTTTGCCACTCGCTAGTACTTTAGTATTTGAGGGTGCTGCCAATTTAGCTGGTAGAGAACAGATAATGCTTGACCCAGATAATGATTCATCAGATGCGATTGATGATTTTGTATTTGGTTTTCGTATGGAAGACAGTCTTACTGAAAACATAGGTGAGATGTTAAAGGCTACCTTCCCTGTTTTATCTACTGAGTTTAGATATGATAGTGATGGAGAAGGTTTTAATATTAAAACACCTGAAGAAGTATATGGTGATAGCTATATGGACTCTTCGTTTAAAGAAAGATTAGCTATCCACAAACAGGTAAAGGAAGCAGACCTAGCTAAGAAATACCCAGAACAATACGCACAGTGGAGGAATGGGGATCAGTCTGGTTCTACAACCTTTGGAAACTTTATTGGTGCTGTAGGCTTAGATGTACTGTTACCTTTTAAGGCGGCTACAATACCAAAGACTGCTATTATGGCTGCTGGTCTTGGTGGGTTATACTCAGTAACAGATGACATAGTTGAAGGACAAAACGTATCTGCTGGTAAGGCTGCGTTAATGAGTGTTGCTGGTGGTGGTATTGCGTTTGGATTAGGTAAAGCTGGAGCTGCTTTGACTAAACGTAAGGAAGGAAAGATAGCTGCGTATGAAGTAACTAAGGCTGATGAAGCTTTAGATAGAATATCATATGTAGCTGCTGAAACTAAGATAGCTGGCAAAACTGCGGCGGATGTACCTAGCGAAGTCTTAGAACGTTTGGGGTATACTGCGGATGACGTTGCGTACTTTAGATCTTTGTCTAATCATAAAACAAAGTTTCCTCAAACTATGGAAGAAGCTACGTTTATTGTAAGTGAAGCAAAAGATTTAGCTAAGGAAGGTTTTAAAAGACAGGGTATAGTATCTCAATTTTTACAACCTGTGTTAGAGGTTGTGCAAAACAGTGCGCCTCAAGTTGCAAATTCTTTAAACAAGATGGAATACTTCAGGCACAGTAGGTTGTTTAAGTATTTAGGGACAGAAAAAGATAGAAAGATTTTAGCCAAAGCGCAAGGCGTTGACCCTCAAGATGCAAAAATTGGTGTCGGAGATACAATAAAAGTTTTAAAACAACTTTCTGATAAAGATGATGACTTGCTTACAATGGCAGGTCGTAATGGTGACGATAATGCTATAGTAGATATACTATCTAAGTATACTTCTCGTAATGCGGCTAAGACCCACATGGAAAATACTAGAAGGGTAATTGATGATATAGGTAATGGCCTTGAAAAGGCTAGCAATGGCTCTTTAACAAGAACAAAAAACTATTGGCCTTCAAGTGTAAAAGATTTAAAAGGGCTACGAAAAACATTAGGCAATGATAAGCGTATTGGTACAACCCAGTTAAATAAATACATTGAAGATTATGCAAAACATTTACAAGTGGCAGTTGATGCAATACCAGATGCCGAGCTGTCTAACTTTTTAACTAAGATTGCTCAAGGTGAAGTGCCTGAATTTACTAAGAAAGGTTTTTCTTACGCTAAAGGTAGAAAAGTAAGAACTATCAATTCAGATATGGCTAAGCACTATGAGCGTAATGATAAGCAGCTTTACAATTTTGTTGGTAGAAGTGTTGACTTTATGGAGACAGCTAGATTCCTTGGTACGTCAAACTTTATTAAGAAAACTACTGCTAATACTAAACTAAGTACAGATGATATATTTGATAACATTGACTTAGATCTAAGTGTTGCTTCCATGCTTGCACAAAAAGCACCTAATCTACCTGCTGGTGCATCAGATGATATTACTAATATTTTAAAAGCTAGGTTTGGCACAGGTCAACAGTCTCCTCATGCAGCTATAAAGTTTATGCGTGACCTTGGGTATGCTTGGACACTAGCAAATCCTTTCTCAGCATTAGTGCAGTTATCTGACGTAGGTTTATCTATGTGGATGAATGGATTTACTAATACGTTAAGAGCATCACTTTCTCCTCGTGTGTGGGACATGTTACAGTTTGGATTAGCTGATACTGTACAAGCTATGGCAGTTAATCGTAAGGATTTATCACCTTTGCTTACTAACTTTATGAAAGTATCAGGCTTCTCTAAGTTTGATAGGATTGGTAAGAATATTTTTATGAATGCTGCTTGGCTTAAAGCACAGAAACAAGCTCAATCTAAGCTAGGCCAAGATGCGTTACGAAGAAAGTACAAAGATGTTTATGGTAAAGAGTTTGATGACCTAATAGATAATTTAAAAGCTGGCAATATAAACAATGAGAACGTTAAGTTGCTTATGTGGCATGAGCTATCAGGGGCACAGCCTATATCTTTATCTAAGACACCATTAAAATCTTTAGAGAATCCTAATGGACGAGTAATGTATGCGTTAAAGATGTTTGCTATTAACCAGATAAACTTAATTGGTAGACAAACATTTAAAAAGCTACAGTCTAAAGACCCTAGGGTTCGTGCTGAAGGTATAAAAGCTACAGCTATGCTACTACCTACCATTGGTTTTGTAGGAGCTAGCGTACAATCAATTAGAGAGTACATAAAGAATGGCTTTAATGGTTTAGACCCATCAGAGATGGATGAGCGTACAGGAGAGTACATGCTCAAGTTGATTGGTGCTAACTATCGTACAATAGATAACCTTAAAGAAGGTCAAGTTGCTACTGCTTTTGGGGATATTGTAGGTCTTACACCACCTGCGTTCCAAGCTCTTACAGATGTAGTTGTAGGTGGTCTGCAAGGCCTTGATGGAGAGATTGGTACTAACAATGAGTTAGTAAAAAACTTACCTGTTGTTGGTGGTCTTATTAATGTATTGTTTAATGATGTAGATGCGGATTGGGCTAAACAACAGCTTAGCCCATCTCCTAAACCTAAAGTAGGTTTCTTCTAACC